AAAGTATTAGGGTTTGGTTCTCACGATTCCTTTTTATTTCACGGTTCTTTATTAAATAATAAAAAAGAAATATTAAAAAATATGAATCATATTCAAAATTTAGCGGGTTCTGATGATAATATTGTAAATATTTTAAGTGATCATGGTTTTAAATTATTAAATCCATGCTTTGAAATAAAAATTATACATTTACATTCATCAGAATTACGAACATATTCTTCTGAAAAAGTAGCTCATGGAAAATATTTTATAAAACAACAATATTTGTTAAAAGAATCAATGGATAAACATTTTACTTTTTATCCTGGTAAAGATATAATTGGTCAGGATGTTTCAAAAAAAAATAATTGCAAAATTGATGATTTAAAAATGCATTGTTTAATTCATGGTTATGATAGTTTTAATACACTTGGTTTTATTAAAAATAATATTAATATAGATGAATTAACAGAAACAGATTGGATAAATAAGAATACGAATCATGGTATATTTATTCGTAAAAAATAATAATAAATATTTTAGCTAATTTATGAAAGAGTTATACTGTATATTATATATATTATATATATTATATATATTATATATATGATTTCAAATTTACATATAACTAAATATCAATATAGTTTTCGTTTACTTGTAGTTATTACTCCTGATTATGAAAATAAAAAGTACATATCTACTAAAAATAAATTCCAAAAACATAAAATAGAATTTCACAAAAGAAATACAAAACTTATTATTCGAAAGAGAAAAAGCGAATCTTTTCAAATTTTATTAATAGGTTATGATGGAAAACTAAAACATACCTATTCTACTTTTTCAGAAAAAAAAATTATAAAGGATATTGATGCTATGCCAATGGCACAAATTGAAAAAAAAAATAAAAAACACCTTTCCTTATTTGAAGATTATCATCCTAGCACAACTATTTCTGGCTTAGGATTTAAAAATTCTGAAAAAGCGATGCTATCTTTACAAAAAATAAAACATAAACCAGTATCATATCAAAAAGCAGTAATAAATACATTATATTATCGTGCAAAATATCACCCACATCAGACGAAAGAAATGAAAGATGCTATGAAAATATTCAAAAAATGGCTTGATAAACATTCCAAAAAAAAGGAAGAAATAAAAATAAAAAAAGGCGGAAAAAATAATCATTCTAAATCCTATCCTTTTCTAAAACATACTATTATTGATTATTATCAACAATTAGCTTCTTACTATCATATTTCGAAAGTTGCTCGTGGTCTTGAAAAACCAAAAACAACAGATAAAGGATTCTTACAAGTTTATAAACCATCTATAAATGCGGAAAACTTAAAAAATATTCCTGTTCGTAAAAATAATCCTTCTGGAGCTAATTGGTATCAAACACGAATAAATCGTATTCGAGCAAAATTAGGACAAATGAAATCACAACATATACCCTTTTTTCACCAAGACGGAAAATTAAAAGGCTTACCAACAAAAATGCACACTATTTTAATTATGTGGGCATATAGTCCATATGAAAATAAAATAAAAGAAATTATGACCAAAAATAAATTAAAAGAATTAAGTTAAATATTATTTCTTTTTTATTTATTACTATACAATATAGATGTCTAATAATAAATTAAATAATTTTGTCAAAAAATCAAAATTTATAACACCTTATCCAAAAAAAATTATCGCATCGGATGATTATGTAAAAGCGGAAAAAGTGGTTTCTAATATGAATCAAATTGGAAATTGGAAAATAACTCCTTCTGGAACACCTTTACAAGATGATTATGATTTAGTAGCACAACAAATTAATCAAGTTACTGGAAAAGCTATATCTCCAGTATATTCATTATTAAAATCAAATGGTGATGGAGGAACTGGACCTACAGGGCCGCTTGGACCGACAGGTCCATTAGGGGTAATTAACGGAAATAATTATAGTGATTATTTGTACTGGAATTCTAATTCATCCGTATGGAATGTGGGAAGTAATGATGTCCATATTGGCAATGATGCTGGTAAAACTGGACAAGAATCAAATAGTATAGCAATAGGTTATCAAGCTGGTTTTAGTAATCAAGGATCTAATAGTGTAGCAATGGGTTATCAAGCTGGTTATGATAATCAAGGTTCTAATAGTATTGCTATTGGTTATCAGGCAGGTTATGAATTAACTGGAGAACAAAATATTACTATTGGATATCAATCGGTTAGTACAGGTTCTAATGGAGGTACTGGAAATATATATCTCGGAAACGCAAATTATATTTCTTCTGGAACAGCATCTAATGAAATAGTTATAGGGAATGGTGTGACGGGTCATGGTTCTAACACCATGGTTCTAGGAAGTCTCAATACAAGTTCCATAGAACCGAGTCAGAATGTTAATACTGATTTAGGAAGTACTCTTTATAAATATAAAGACGCTTATATTGGACAAAATTTATATAATGGAGGAACTGGTTATTTTCAACGTGATTTACATGTAGAAGATATTTATTATCAGAAAACAGTTCCTACACAACTTGAAAGAAATATACATGGTAGAATTACTGGTGAAACATGGACAGAAGTTTTTCCTACTAATAAGGAATGGACATCTATTGCTTTATCGAATGATGGATCTATACAATTAGCATCAACATATTCTTCTGGTGTTTATTTATCTACAAATAGTGGATCTGGATGGACAGGTATTGATAGTAGTCAATTACCTATAACAAATTATGTTTATAATTCTGTAGCCATGAGTGCTAATGGAACAATTCAATTAGCAGCAACAGATCAAAATGGTGTTTATTTATCAACAAATGGGGGAACAGGTTGGACAGGAATTGATAGTAGTCAATTACCAACATCGAGTGCTTATAATTCAGTAGCAATGAGTGATGATGGATCTATACAATTAGCCGCAGCATCTGAAAAAGTTTATTTATCGACAAATGGAGGAACAGGTTGGACTGGTATTAATGATAGTGTATTGCCTACAACAAATTATATTTATAATTCAGTTTCTACGAATTCTGGTGGTCAATATATATTAGTAAGTGCTTTTGAAGAATATGCTTTCTCTCCTCCTTATAATGTATATTTATCAACAAATAGTGGAACTGGATGGACCGAAATTACTTTACCCAACTTTAATAAGTCTAATGGTATAACTGATTCTTATATGTCAGCAGATGGTTCATTACAAGTTATTATACCTGGTGTAAATGGACTTTATATTTCAAGAGATTTCGGAACAACTTGGACTCAATTAACTGAATTACTATTATATAATAATAATTTTTTTAGTGGTTCCTGTTCAAATAATGGTCAATATCACTTTTTAGCAGGTGAAGGTGGTGGCGATAGTATTAGAATTGTAATGTCATTAGATGGGGGAACTACTTGGGAAACAACTGGACCCTATAGTAAATGGAATACTGTAGATATTTCTGGAGATGGTAATATTGTTGGAATTGGAGATAGAAGAGGTTCTATCTATAAAGGAATAGAACCTGATTTTACAAGTGATTACTCCATACAAATTGGCTCTACCGGCTCCACTGGATATAATATTCAAGAATGGTATTTTCAGTCCTTTGAACCTGTGAATTTAGGTAATACTGGAAATCCATTAGGAACAATATATACCTCCAACATTAATACCGGAAGTACTGGATTTTATGTCAATCATTTACAGGAAAATAATAGTAATGATAAAGTCGTCACTTATAATACTACTTCAAAAGAATTATCTTATACTTCTAAAGATTCAAATTATAACTTACTAGGAGTCACCGGAAATTATAGTCCAAATGATCCTTTTTATGATTATTATTTAATTGATACAACAAATGATATATGTACTATTACATTACCGTTAATTTCTTCTTTAACATCTTCTTCTTATAAAAAAAAATTTACGTTCACTGATATAGGTGGTAATGCTATTAATAACCCCATATACATTAATACCACAAATCCTGATAAAATTGGAGGACAAACTGGTTATGTATTAAATACAAATTATGCAAGTTCGACTCTTGTTTCCAATGCACTTACTGGATCGGGTACTGTTGGTGCTACTGGAATTTGGTTAATTACTTAAAATTATTGTGAAATATTTTTAATTTTTTAATATTTTTATATTTATTAATATTATAAATATGACTTTTATTCCAAGTGTTCAATCTAAAATTGATTCGAATAATAGTACAACTGATACTACAGGAACAACCTATACAGGTAATGGGTCAAGTACAATTGGATATAACCAAATTTCTATTTTTATAACATCTACAAAGGATTCTAATGCGGGTGGATTAGAAATAGAATTTTCAAGTGATAATATCAATTGGACCACTTATTTTAAAGATACTTATTTTACAAATACATCATTCGTAAAAACTTATAATATTTTAAATACTTATTATAGAATTAAATATACTACTGAATCTTCTATATTTACAATAACAACAAGATTAATTACAGATATAAGTCCTGAACAATCTAATATAAATAATATTTATTCGTTACCCCAAGATAGAATATATGATGCTTTTGGTAAATTGCGTGTATCTGAACCTTATACTTTATTAGATATTAAATTTCCAAGTGCATCAACGGGAACATATGATTATTTAAGTAATAGTATGTTAATGTGTAATAATTTTAGTGGTAGTGGTACAGGAACATATGAATTATCTAAATGTGTAATGAGTGCCAATGGAGCAACTGGTAAGTTTATTTCTCAATCTAGAAAATATTGTATTTATCAACCAGGAAAATCGTTATTAATTTTAAATTCCGGAATAATTGGTTCAACTGATATAACATCAACAAATTATACAAATCGTATTGGATATTTTGATGATAATAATGGTTTATTTTTTGAAAATAGTTCAACTACAGGTGTGACGGGTACTATGAATGTTGTATTAAGAAATGAATCTAATAGTGGTGTGACAGGTACTTATTATCCACAATCTAACTGGAATATTGATAAATTAGATGGCTCCGGAAATAGTGGTATAAATTTGGATTTTACAAAAGCACAATTATTTGCAATTGATTTTGAATGGTTAAGTGTTGGACGTATTCGATTTGGATTTTATATATATGGAAAATTATTCTATTGTCATCAAATAACAAATGTAAATATTTTAGATAGCCCTTATATGCTTACACCAAACTTACCAATTAGATATGAAGTCATTAATAATGATAGTTCAAATGATGTTTCATTAACACAAATATGCAGTTGCGTAATTACAGAAGGTGGTTATAATCCAGTTGGACGACCATTTTCAGTAAATAGAGGTATAACAGGTAAATCAATTACAAATAATGATGAACATCCTTTATTAGCAATTCGAGGAAGTACTGGATCAAATACATATAAACATCAAAATGTGGTTCCGACTAATTTAAGTATTTTAGATGCTGATAAAGATAATTTGATATATAATGTGAGATTATTTTTAGCACCAAATACACCTACTGGTATTACTGGTACATGGAATTCTGTAAATAATAATAGTTTATTAGAGTATAATACATACAATGATGGTGGTACTTTAACCAATTCTGAAACATCAATTTCTATTAGTAGTGGATATGTTCCTGGTAATAGTAATCTCGCTTTTGGAAGTTTAAATGATGTTTTTACGAATTTAACACAAATAACTTCTAATATTAATAATGAGAGTGATATTTTAGTTATAACGGGAAGAAGACTTGATACTACTAAAAATATTGATGTATATTGTTCTCTTGATTGGACTGAAAGTGATTAAAATTTAATGTAAAAATATATGTATATTATTTTTTGATAAAATTAGAATTTTACAAATAATTTGTTCAATATTTATTCTTTTTACTTATTATTTTATATTTGTATAATATAGAATGGTTAATAATAAAACAAAATTAAATAATCAAACTAATAATCCTTTTTCTATTCAAATCAATAGCTCTTCATCTATCGATAATTTATATGCCTATATTTTATATAATTATGTGAGCAATAATTCAATAGGTATTCAATTAGAAAATAATAGTAAAAAGCAATTTATAAATAAAAATTCGAAAAACATTAATAAAAGAAACTTTTTAAACTATCCTTTTAAAAGTAATGAAACTAATAAGGAACAATTTCAGAATTTTATTTCCTTATTTGACAAGTCATCAGTCAAATCTGCATTCTCATCGGATATTCAAAGAATACAATTATATATTAATGGAAAATTATTTTTTAATTATCGAGAATTTAATCGTCCTAATAATCCAATGCGAGAAAAATACATTGCATATATGCGGTCTATTCCAAACCATAGAAATACAATCATAGCTCATCATAATAGAAAGAATCAAAATAGCCTAGATCTATCTGAAATAACGCCTTTTTTAAATGATACCTTTAATCATAGTATAACTCATTTATTAAATGAATATCAATATGATCAGCGATACTTAATACTATTGAAACTATTATGTACTCAAATCACCATGGCAGCTCCTACAAAAATAGCCGTCGAAAATTTACAAAATAATAAAAATAAAGGATCAATTATATATAAACAAAAAAATTATAAATTTCATATTCACATTGATGAAACACAGATTTTATTTGAAAATGAAATTCATTTAGAGTTTTCGGTAGTTAATAACGGAGAACCACAACCCATTGGTAATTATCATATTTCTTTTCATTGTGAACTCTTACAAAAAATGGGGACTATTTGTATCTATTCCAATGATTTTTTACAAAATCCATATCAAATTCATATTAAAAATAAGAATAAGATAAATAAACAGGAAATAATGATTTCTAATGTAAAGCAATATTGTATCTATAACTATGCAAGTATAAGTAATAAAGATGGTATTCAAATGAAATCAGAATATATTCCTTTATTTTACAAAAATATACAAAATAATATCGTAGAATTAGATAAATTTAAAATACTATGTAGTTCACAACTAAATAAAATTATTGAAACACAATTTTTTGAATTATTTGATGAAAAAACAATTTTTGCTCAATTCAAAAAGGATTATCCTCGGTCTATTTATCAAATAAATGGAGTTTCAGTAAATCGAGAAAAAATAAATGCAAATCAATTTTTAAATGCAGTAAATTCTTCTCATTCTAATTTGAATCATATTCAATTATTTATTTCCCTAGTTTGTAATCAAGTTTCTCAAACCAATATAGCATCTTTTATTTGGGAACATTTTGATATGAAATATAATATAATAAGTAATACTTCTTATAAAATTGTTCAAGATAAAGACATTATTTATAATATAGATACCAAAAATAAGGAACATGTTTTAATTAATATAATTTGTATTTATGAAGTTCATAAAGTTTTAGGTAATAATATTACAGCTCCTCGTGAAATTGTTCAAATTTCTCAGCAGTTTGATCTTTCTGAAAATAAATTAACTATCACCATTAAAGACCTACCTTTAGTGAAAAATCAAAATAAAAATCAAAATAGCTCAAATATTTCATCGAAATTTCAGAAAAATATTTCTTCACTACAATATGCACCGATTAAAACAAATATGATTCCTATTAAAAAAAATCCAAGTCAAATTATTAAAAAAAATCCTGATTTCTATCTTATAAGTTTTAATGAAGGTGCACAAAGTTATCAATATACTCTTCAAAAATATACTTCTTATTTGAGTGAATTGCAACCAAAAATTATTGCTGTTTGTACGCAAGAATCTATGTCTGGAAGACAAGAACATTTTCAACATATGATAAAGAACTATTTAATTAAAAATAACTATGCACTCATTCATAAATATAATGCTTCTTCTAAAAAAGGAATTATGATTCTAGGGAATAAAAATGTACGTACACGAATATATTATCATCAAGACTTTGTTTCTAAAAATACAAATAATGGAACGACAAATAATGAATATTCTAATTCAAATATAAGTTTAAGTTCAAAATCAAGTTCAAATAAATCTAGATTGAGTAGTATAAATAGCAACAATTCAAGTAGCATTCATTCTGGAAGAATTAATCAATCTACAAAAATAGATGTTGTATCTTTTCAATTTAAACAAAGTGAACGAAGTGGATTAGCATCTATTTCACAGAAAACATTATATAAAGGATCAATTTACGCAAAATTAATTTTAAATATTAATGGTAGTTTAACTACATTAGTAATTGTAAATTCTCATTTATATTATCAAAAAAATGGAAATACTGGATTAAAAAAAAGACAAACTGAATTTATAGATTTAATTCATGAATTTCAATTAATCGATGAATGGAAACAAGGTGCACACATATTTTTTGTGGGTGACTTGAATTTTCGTTTATTTTCATTAGACCCTACTTTTGTTTCCATGTCTAATTTATGGAAAAAAAAAAGAAATTCCGCATTTAAAAATCAAATGGAAAATTTTATACAACAATACCAGCAAATATCCAATGAAATTATTGAAAATTATGCGTCCAACCAAAGCTATTATAAATATAAATTCTTAGATAAACGTAAAAAAAATGATGAACTATATCAATTTATCAATAATTATATTAAATATTTAGTGAATACAAATAAGAATCAATATCAGACTACTATTGATTTTTTTGAAAATTTCTTAGAAAGTATTCTACTTTTAGGATTACACTTAACAAGTAAATATCAACCTAAGTTATTTACTCAAAATCAAAAATTTTACAGTACATACGATCAAATTTTTGAATATAATAATAAAGTATTTAATCAAACATCGCAATCTTATTTATCAATACCTAAAAATAAATTAAATACTGATGAGAATACAATGTCTTATAAAAAAAAAATAAGTTCTATTCAAAAAAAACAAATTAATGAGGCTATCGAAAAAGGAAGAATGCCCGAAGAATCTACAATATTTAATATTTTACCTGAAGATGGTTATTTCCGTATTCCTTCTATGACAGATCGTATTTTATTTAGTTTACACCCTCAAAAAGGAGAATATGTCCCAGATATAAAACCAGACAATTTTAATGTATTTTTAACACCAGATGAATCATATCATAAACTCATTAGTCTAGCCTTTAATTTCAAACTTTATGATAAAAATAAAGTTCCTTCTACAAAAAAAGTATCTTTTAATAATAAAAATCAAGGTAGAATAGTTGGTACTACAGATTCTTAAGAGGTTAAATATATAATTATTCTTTACTAATTACAATTATTATTATATTGTTCCTCCGTTATTTATAGTTTTTTTAATTATAAAACTTGGTACTATCATTTCTGTTAATAAAATATAAGAAACAAATCCAATTACTGTTAAATCAAATCGAAGTAATAATATTATGGTTATCACAATATATGTAAAAAGTATTTTTAAGTTAATATTACGATTGGTTCCAATATAGTTTGGTAAAAGATTTGGAAGGAAAAAACTAGTGAAAATAATTATAAAGCAAATCAAAAGGTATAAACTTGTTGATACATTTATTTTATAATTATAACCTAATATATAAGATATTATTGATAATACAACAATAATAATTATATTAGGACGAATTTTATAGAGTATTTCATTAATTTTAAAACCACTTAATTCTGTGCAAATAGATTTTGGTATTGGAGAATTTACCTTATTTTTAGGCAAATATTGAAATCCGAGCACATATCTAATTGTATTAGGATCATTTGTTTGTTCAACCCCATGATAGGTTCGACTTCCTTTAAAAAATATAGCTTCATTTAATTCTAAATCTACTTTTTGCTTTTGGCCATTTTTATCATAATATATAAATTTTGGACATGTTCCACTCTTTTTGATTAATATTAATGTTCTATAATAGTGACTTAGTTCTGAATCATAGTGCATAGGAAAATTAGCTAATTCACCCTCATATTGAAGTAATATTGCTTTAAAATCTTTACTATTAGATAATACTAATTTTTCACCGCATAATTTTTCATATCTATGTTTAATTTTATTACCCAAAGCTACTAGATATTTTTTTGTATCGTTATCAAATTCATGAAAATAAATTGTACTTTTCTTAGAATAAATTGAGTTTGTTGCACTAGATAAAAGCCAAGATTTTGTATTTAAATTATTACAACCATTTTGCGTATTATCGCAATTTATTTTTATACATTTGATTAAATCATTTTTTGGCAAAACATTTTTACATGTTCTTATCCAAGGAATTTTATTTTTATCATAATTATTTTGTATATGATGCAATACACGTCTATAAATTGATTCATTCCATAAAGTATTTATTGGTAAAATTTCAATAATTATAAAAAAAATTAATGGGACAATATTAAATTTATATTTTTTAATAATGTTATTGTATATATTTTTTTTCATTATATATAATTTAATCATAAAAAAATATTTATAAAATAAAAAAGAAATTACAATTAATTAACATATTTTCGCAATGACTGCAAATATTGATTTTGATGCGGATATTTAAGTCCTAATTGATACACTTTGAATCCTAATTGATAAATCAAGTTACGTTTATACGCTACTTGACTTAAAAAGGTTCGTATGGTATTATACAAATAACCAAAATTACTACTATTCCAGGGCATTCTTGTCACATATAAATAAAAATTTACTTGTTCATTGGATGATAAATATAATTGTAGCCCATTATTTAATTTCCAAGGAACTTTACTCGTACCTGACGTTTTTCCTTCTTTCGTATAGACATAAGTCTGGTTTAAATTTAAAATATAAAAACTATACACTTTCTTTGCTAATTGTGGATATTGTGATATTAATTGTTCTAGTTGCTGTTTTTGTCTATTTATAGTTGCACTGTAAAAAATTTTAGGAATTATTGCTTGATCAATATACAACACACTACGTGATTTAACTTGATAAAAGGGAAACTGCTTGGGCTCATTAATAATGGTGACTTTATCCATATATACCTTATAGGTAGATATTATTTCAAGATTTTGATAAATATAAAATTGTTATAAATAAATGTTATGAAATAATTTCATGAAATAAATGTTATGAAATAAATAAATATCATGTATGATGCTAATTAAAAATAAATGTTTTTATGCATTATTTAAGTTAAGAAAATTGTCTTTTTTCTTGTTTTCTATATATACAATTTCATCTACTTTAGATAAAATAATATTGATTACTTTTTCAAAATCAATCTTTGTATTGATAACTTTTATCAATAAAGTAATTAATTTCTTTTCAAAGAGTACTTGATCAGTTTTATTAGTGGATGAAAGATCTAATAAAGTTCCATCCTTTTGTATTTTGAATTTTTCCCAAAAACTTGTACTTATTTCTAATAAAGAGTCTTTTTCATCTTGGGTATAATGATACATAGAGTGAATAATATGATTGTCTAACTCTTTTAATTCAAAAGGAATAGAACTACTTTCTTTAAATTCACCATTATCATCAAGACTATCGAATAAAATATGTACTATATGAAACATAAGTTGTTTTTCTATAAAACTAGTATGAAGATAATTTGGTGACTTATTTTTCTTCAAAGCATCGTAAATCTTTTTTTCTAAAATAAAACGTAATTTGTTATAGTCTTCATGATATTTACTTATTCTAAAATTCCACTTATCTAAACTCCATACATAATCAGAAGGACGCGAAAATAAATCATTTAATGTGTTTTCAAATAAACAAGTTATTTCATAACGTGTAACCATTTTTTTAGAAAAAAAGCATAGTCCAGTAAAACAACATAAACAAGATGTTGTTAAGTAAAAAGCTAGTTCTTCGCAAATTGTTAAAATCATAATGGATCAATATATCTCTAAATATAGAATAGTATTCTTATTACTAATAATGAAATCTTAGTGTAAAAGAAAAATTTTGTATCAATTTTTTTTTTGTAAAAAAATTGATAAAAATAAATAATACAATTTAAAGTAGGTGTAATAATAAATATATAAATATTTATATAATATGAAAGTCGAACTTTTTCAAGATATTGTCATTAAAATTGGAAAAAACCAACAAGAAAACTGGGATTTAATTGATTCATCAAATGAAAAATTTATTTGGCTACATCTTAATTCCTATCCATCCGGGCACGTAGTAATAGAAGATGAAAATCCAAGTGCCGAAGTTATCATTACTGCAGCTTCTTTATGTAAAGAAAATACCAAATACCGTAACTTAAAAAATGTAAAAGTTGCCTATACATTGATTGGAAACTTAAAAAAAGGAAAAGAAATTGGTTCCGTTTATTACCAGTCCAATCGAAAAGTAAAATACGTCACAATATAAAGCTTAGATTATCTATATTTGTTTGTATTTCACGACCCTCTTTTGTTTTAATTGTATAATATAAATTTGGAGAATCATCATAATGTATTTTTAGCAATTGACATACATCTTTTTTTTTATAATACATCTTATCTTTCATATTGATTTTTTTATATAATAAATTATAAATGGGTTTATTATGTTCATTTTTATCAAATAATTCTACTTGATGATATAACATATATTCTGGGGAAATATGTGGCATAAATGTATCACATTCATAAAGATCATCAATATACGTCAAATATATTTCAGATATTAAATTCTTTTTTAAAAATAAATCATAGATTTGTTGTCCGCCAATAATCCATACTTTATCATAATTTTGCGTTTGCACATACTTTAACAATTCTTGTATATTTAAAAAGGATTGTAATTGGTAAGAATCAATCGTGTCTGATAAATTAAGAGATGACGATAACACCAAATTATGTCTGTGTTTTAGAAAACCAGTGCTTTGGTATGTATTTTTTCCCATAATAATAGCATTATTTCCATTACCTATTGTTAATTGTTTAAATTTTGCCATATCTTTTTTAATAGTTTTCCATGGAAGTTTATTTTGATAACCAATACCATGATTTTTAGATTGAGCAACTATAATATGAAACATTATATTTATATATTTATAGATTTATATATTTATATATTTATATATTTATATATTTATATATTTATATATTTACATATTTACATATTTATATATTTATATATTTATATATTTACATATTTACATATTTACATATTTACATATTTACATATATTATATTTTTTTATTTTGATAAAAAAATGATTTTTTTTCATGAATGTGGAATATTACAAATAAAAGTAACCAATATACTTTAAAAATATACCTACAAGCATTTCATAAAAGAATGAATCAGAAAAGAATGAACTCTCCTTCTAATGAATCCCTTAAATCATCATCGTCCCAAATTGGTCTAGATATTGATACGGATATTATAGATAATAATCAACATTTTACGAGAAGACAACCTTGTGTCGGAAGCTGGTATCCATCTTTTCCCAATAGTCCACAATTTATGCCATTAAATTTTCGGGAAGATGCTCCAACACCTATTCGAAATATATTAAACAATCAATTTGATGAATTAGAATTTTATTCAGATGATATTTTAAGAGCAATAATCGATCAATGTGAGCGAATCATTCTCTCACGAGAACAGAATAGTGTACATAATAAAAAATTATCGGAACTAAAAACCAATACGTTATTTAATTCTATTAATAATATCAAATATGTACCAATACCTCCCTATAAAGGTAGTAATTCTTCTTTATCTTCTATATCTATATCTGATAAAAAATCATACAATAATGAATCAAATAAGATCATAAGTGATCAAGATATTAAAAAAAAGAATGGTCAATATGAAGATAAATTCAAAGTACCATTAGGAAGACCATTGACACGTACCATTTCATTTCAATCAGATGAAGATAATAATGCTGATAAGGAATTTTATATTGGTAAAATTGTAAATTTAGAAGAAATGAAGGCGGAAATTCATTTAAACGAATATAAGGAATATTATTGTTATTTTCCAAATGGATTTAAATATTACGGGGAAAAAGATGATAAAGTTCGTGTGAGTCTTCGTTTTATCAATCATACGGATAAAAAAATTGCTTTGAACTTTATTAATAAAGTATATGAAAAAGACACGATATTAGAAGGAATCTATAGAAACAAAATGGACAAACAGAATCATTCTATATCCTTTATTGAAATAAAAGGTGTAAAACACGCCAGTTTTCCTAAAAATTTCATTCATGAATTGGAAGACGGTGATAAAATATCATGTAAAATATATGATATTTTTGATTTTAAAGAAAGAGAAACGAATAAGATTACAGGAATTGGTTTGACATTATCTTTTATTCAAAAAATAAGTAATTAAAGAAGTGTAAAATGTTAAATAAATAATCGTTCAAAAATTTTATTCTATATCTATTATAATTATATACCTTATGAATGAATCATTAAAAATCGACATTCCAATTGAAATACGTATTTCTGATAACGATTTAATCGATACTAATTTGAAACTTTCATCTACATCATTAAGTGGATCATTAATGTACCATGATTTTATGATTGAAGATTTTAAAAAGGATTCTTCTATTTATCAATATTATTTACAATTATTAATAGAAAATAATTTGAATGAAAAAGATTATTTTGCTAACTTATATTTAGAAAAAGAATGGAATCATTCTATTGTATTTCGCAAAAAAAAATAATGTTGAAATGAATTCATTTTTAGTTCAGATTTAAGAGTTATTAACTACAAACCCATAATAAGCAGGATTTTTCTTATTTAGAGCGGTTAATTCTTGTTGAATTTGCGCATTTGTTAATTTACTTAATCTACTAAATTGATTATTTATCATAGGTGTAATATTTTTAATTAAAATATATTGTACAAATTTGGGAATGTATCCATAAGCACCTGCTTTTTGTAAGACGTAACGGGATTGATAAGTCACGTATTTTTTCTCTTTTTTTCTTAAATAATTATACAGGATTGCGATGGTTAAAAAGGAATAATAAGCTTGTCCAGTATTCATATAAAATAAACGCACATTTTTAATTTTATTTCTATTTTTTTAATTATAATTTTATTATTTTTATAGTTATTATTTTTTATAATTATTATAGTTATTATTTTTATAGTTATTATTTTTTATAATTATTATTTTTATTATTTTTAATATTTATTTTAGAAATAAGTATGCTGTTTTGTTTCAAAACTCCATTCCTTTTCATCTTTTAATGTACATATGCATTGAATACCTACTTTTTGTCCATCAAAATATTGACTATGTGGCACTAATATTTCACAATATTTCTGCTTTGCATAACCCACAAAAAGGACCAAGGATCGTTTTTTCCCTCTAGATAATAAACGAGAAGAGGCTATTATACCACGTATTTTATAAGTAGTTTCATTTTTATTTTCTTTTTTCTCCAAATAACAATGATCGAAAAAATGATCTGTTTTCATATCCCAATATCCATAATGACGTAATTGTTCAATGGGACTCATGGTATAAAACTTCTTTTGTCGATTTTTAACATATACGGAAAGATCTTCTTTATTATGCAATATATCTTGATAAAGAATGCCCACGCATCGTGCTTCATACATGTGCACCCATTTTTTATAGGAGCTTTGACAATGATTTAATGTTGCTTTCCAGAAACGTTTCGGATAATGCGCTTTTACATAAGCAAGTTGCCAAATTAATTGTGCATAAGAATACGCATGGGATTTACAGAAACTATATTTCCTTAGATTCTTTAATTTTTTTAATATATCTTTTGCTGTTGCTTCATTCTGATAATTTAATTCAATCGTTGCTTCTCCGACTAATTGGGGATCATTATTTGAAAATCCACGACGATACTGGTCTGCTTTATCTTCTGTACATTGTAGTGATTTTTGAATAATATCAATCGCATCATCATCGAACACAAATTGATCTTCTAATTCTTTCACTGTAGTGTATTCACGGGCATCTTTTGCCGCTGGTCGAATAATCGCCAGACAAATAGCAATTTCTTCCACTGTTTTTGGCGCTATTTTCATAAAAGCTTTGCGTATTAAGGGAGACTCCGCAAAAGTTAATCCAATATTATTTCCGGAAGACAAAAGTTGCTTTGTTTTAGGATCTTCATAATGTTTTTCGAAATCAATTTGAAACGTATTTAATGTTTCATATAATTGGGATAATGCGCGACTTGCTAAAATATCAATTTTAAACTGCTTATTTTTTGAAATATCCATTTTATTTAACACAATTTGTGATACATTCTGTTCTTGCTTGGGAACTTCTTTTTTATTTTGAACATGAGATAATTTCAATTCTTCGGGTACTCCTTCTGGATAAAATACAATTCCACCACAATGCAGAGAATAACAGCGGAATGTTCCATCTAATTGTTTCATTTGATTGTTTAATTCCATTTTCTTAGAATAGGGTAAATTTTGTATAACATCATTCATTTCATATTTTGAAATAAATCCTTTCATACCAATATTACGAAGTGCTTCTCGTTTGGCGGATTTTTCGTGATAATAAACATGATTACTAATACGTGCGATTTTACCAGGCCATTTCATGTGTAATTTTAGAAAGACTTCATCGCGCATATTATATGGAAAATCATAATCTATATCCGGTAATGTATGACGATAAATATTTAAAAACCGGGAGAACTTAATGTTATATTTTACAGGATCGACATGACTTATACCAAGCAAATAACATACTAATGATGATCCACAAGAACCTCGCGTAATATGGGGCATATGTTTCGTTAAATGCAATATATCAAGCGCATGTAAAACATAGCCTATTAATTGTTTGCGTTCTAATAATTCTAATTCAAGAGATACACGTTGTTGGTATATTGAATCTTTAGGTATATTGCGAATAAATAATTTTTCTAGATCTTGTCGAGTGTAAGCATGATCATAATTTGTTTCTTCATATAATTTTGTCTGTTTTCGTTTTATATTATCTTCTTTTAATAATTCTAATGTATTAATAATAATATTGGATTTTTTATCAAGTGTATATTCATAATTCCATGGGAAAATATTAGGTGGTATATTTAAATAATGTATCATTTTATCAATAATTTTTGTTGAACTTTTTGCTTTAATATCAATAATTAATCCAAATTCTTTTTTATTATGTTTATCTTTTCGAAGCACACGTCCAATACATTGAACAAATGTTTTTGCGTATCGATTCTGGACAAAATCCATAAAAATACATCCATCTAAGTTTTTGATATCACTTCCTTCGCGGTGTTTCGACGCACAAAATAAAAGAGCATTTGATTCTGCGTTTTCATATTCATCAAAAGACGCATACTTTTGATTGATATCTTCCTGACTTGTATCAATACAAATTAGAAAATTGGGAAAATAAGCTTTCCATTCTTCCGCATAATTGAGACAAGATTGTATCATTCCTGCCCAAATAATAATTTTTTTATAATGTAATTTCTGTATTAATTGGAAAACATGTTGGATAATTTTCTTTTTAGATATACTTTCATTACTTTGAAACCAATGAATAATCGGTTTTACAATTACGTCTTCTTTATATGCATCATATATCGAATAAGAAGTAAGTATTTTCTGAAATGGATAATGATGTAATGATGGTGTGGCGGAAAAACCAATTATTTTACATTGGGGTGAAAAATGTCTAACATATTCGTAAAATTTACGCGTACTTTGATTCACAATGGTATGACATTCATCATGTATAATTAGATCAATAGGGACAGTTAGTTTCTTATATTTATCACTTGAAGTAAGAAAACTTCGATTGATAATTACTAATATAGAAGATGCCCAAAAATGACTAATATTAATACTATAAAACCAGTCATGTTGCTTATGTTCTGTATAATTCAATATGAAAAATTTTTTAAAAATAGTATCATATCCTTTTTCACGTAATTTTTTATGCGCAAATTGTTCTGTTAAAATTGATTTTCGTTCGCATATCCAAAAAATAACACTTTTAGGATTTTTCTTTTGAAACTCAAGAATTAATTCTAAACCAATCCATGATTTTCCAGTTCCTGTTGCATGAAAATGGACACCTGATTCAAATTGATTTTCTAATGAATTTTGAATAGCCTGTATTTGATTATTACGTAGCATAATTTATTTATAAATTATTATTAAGACCACTTGAATAGTCTATTGATTTTATCATTTTTTTTTAATTTAATAAAAAAAATGATATTATTATTTTTAAAAATAATGTGAAAAGAAATTACTTATTATTAAACAATAACAATGGAATTACCCGTACGCACATATACATCTTTTATGCACCATACTCTAAAAAGTATTCAAAAATATAATGATGATTTACAAGAATTGGAAGATTCTACTGAAGAAATGAATTATTTTGGATCAAATCTTCTTTCTTACCTTGCATTACAGGTAAAAATTCAAATTGAAGAAAATTATTTAGGAATTTTTGAAAGAGATTTTTTACACAATGTAGATGTATATAAGCTTTATAGAAGCGAAGATTTTACAAACAAAGATCCTAAAAATGATTATAGATTCTATCAAGGAGAACTATGCCCTCTTAATTATAGAGGCCCATGTGATCATTGTGGTGAATGGGATGCTTTTTCTTCCTTTATTATACAAAAAAGTGTAATGATAAATTTTCTTATAGACCCGAATAGCGAAGAAGAAGTTACATGTTATATAAATGATGGGACTGAATTAAGACGTTGGTCAAATTATTGTTCAGGAACGTGTGCTACAGGATATAAAGATAGAACTGTTGATCATTATTTAAATCATAAAACAAGAAGGGTATTTGATGATGCAAACAGTAAATTAGGTGTCTTATGCAATTTGAAGTAAATTATTGCAATAAAAATCTTATACTATAAAACATTTTGTAGATACATACTACCACTTTTTTTATAAATCAATTAATTATTTTCTATACTATTTTTACGAAGTTCATTAATTTTTAATTCTGCTTCACGATGTAGTTTCTTACCAATTTCTACTGCACTTTCATGATAAAATAAATTATCAGTAATATGTTGAAGCACACGTTTATCAAATAACTGAATTGATTCAGAAAGGGATTCTTCATAACTTTGATCTTTTACCATCATTCCATATATAATTGCTCGATCAATATCATAAGCGGATAATAAATCTGCTTGACGAACAATATGATACGCATCTTGATATTTTGGAATAATAGGATAACCCTGTTTTTTGACTTTTGAATAAGACATTGTCAGAATTATTTGATTGATAGTATCTATTTCCTCTTGTGGAAATTTATTAGCTAAAAAGTCATTTATATTTTTTAACCCAATCGTTTCATCTACATACTTATTATCACACATATCATGTAATATTGCACAACTATCAATAATTGATTTTTGTTCCTTTAAATAAGGTTTCTTAATTACTTCTTGATGAAAAATAGTATTTGCATATTGATATACATCCATACTGTGTTTTAAAGCATGCGATTCATCAATGTTATATAAAGCACTCGTACGTATCACAAATTTAAATAATTCATTAATCAACATACTATATTGATACTATCTAGTTTATAGATTATAAAATTATAATCTATAATAAACTAATGTAAATTTTTTCTATTTTTATTATTTCCCTATGTATTTTTTTCCTTTTCTTTTTTATTTCCCAGAAATTTTACTTGAGATTCTAAATCTTGTATATGAGTTTCATTATTTAAACATTGTTGGATTATTTTACGTAATGAACTCAAATTAATTGCTTCTTCTTTCCAATAATTTGAAAAGCGACGATTTTTATAGATACGTACAATGTAATTTAATAGATCAAATTTCGTATTTTCTTGTTCTAGTTTATTTTTAAATTTACCTAATTTTGCCTTTATTTTCTCAAAAACATTTTCTTCTACATTATTTTTTTCTTTTTCTAACATGACTAATACATTTTTATATAATAATATAATTAATGCTACGCCTATACTATAAATATCATTATCAAAAGTCATTATTTTTGTTTTTTTCATATAAATTTTTGTTCCACGACACTTCTTATTTTCAAATATATTCTTAATTTCTTGATCAAATGATTCTAAGCACTTGGGAAGTTGATCAAATAAAGATACATCAAAATCAATTAATTTTAATTGATGAATTTTATTTTCTTTTAATTGGACAACAATATTTTCTAATTTTAGATCTGCATAAATAATATTATGTTTATGTAAAAAATGTACACTCTTACACATAAAATAGAAGATCTTTTGAATTTGCGTTTCATTTAGTACTATTTTACGTTGAAAAAATTTGAATAAATCACAATCGTATTTTTGGATTATATAAAAATAAGAATTATTATGGTTCATGACAATTTGTTCGGGAAAACAAATGTATTTTTTAGCGTTGGGAATATTTTGTAAATATATATTCATAATAATTTCTATAAATGACTTATTGGGTTGATATTTGATAATGTACTTTTGTGAATCTTTTTCTACTACGTGAATGAATCCTCGTTTTAGTTTATTTTTATTTAACTTATCTTTTTCTACAGAATGGTAATCACATTGTTGGGCAAAATGGAGTACAGTTGATGGTTCTTCCAGTACATGTGAAGGTCCTAGATAAATAAGTGGTTGTTGATCATCAAATGCTTGTATTATTTTACACATGTTATTATGTTTTTCTATTTTAGATTGATTTTCCTTCATAATAGATAAAAAATCAGAGGACGTTAATGAGGAAGATAATAGTTGGGAAATGGGCTGCGCACTATGAATTAAAAAATTTTCCAAAATTTGATTCAATAGTTGAAAATCAATTTTATAATAATTTCTATATTTAGAAAAGAACTGATTTAATACTAAATGATTTTGTGAAATAGTTTCTTGATTGGTGACTTCATGTTCTTGATTTTGTAATTCAATAACATCTTTTTCAATCATAGACGATTGTGTTTCATGTATTTCATTTTGATTTTTAGAATCAATAAATACGTATTTTTGTAAAAGTTGATTTAATTCTTCTTCATATTTTTTCTTACTTTTGACAGTATTATTATTTTTATTTAACGTAATCAATATACTTTTAAGTAAATTGAAGTATTTTTTATTATTCATATGAATATCTAATTCCTGATAAATATACTCCATGATTTGTTTTAACTCATCTTCATGTATCTTATTTTTTACTATTTTTTTGAAAACAATTTTACTTGAAATAGATCCATTTTGATATTTTTCTAAAATTATTTTTAAATCGTCCATTAAAAATAATCAATAAAAATAATGTATTAAATAAAACGTATTCTATTTTTTCTTCTTTGTTTTTGAAATATATTCGATTTATTAAATTTATAAAAATTGACACAAAATTTTTCAAACAATTACTATTTAAGATTACTAACAGTAATATCACTAGATAAAGATTTTAAAAATGGCTGATAATACACCTACAACACCTACAACAACTACAGGATGTAGATGTACTGAACGTTGCAAATGTTGTGATGCTCCAAAAAGAACTCGTAGAGTTGCTCATATTAATAGAAATGGAGGAGGTACTAATTTATTTAATGGTACAGAAATACCTGGAAAATTTCCAGATATGAAAGGTCCACAAACACCCCCATCTCCTGAATAAAAGACAACTTTAAGCTCTGAATATAGAGAAGAAATATTTAAGTATACATGTAAAATATATGGATTACTTATGGTTATAATTAACGTTTATTAACTTTTTTCTATATAAAAAAAAAATTTATAATAATATCAGAAACACTATGGACACAAGTATTGATATATTAGAAGAAGACTTTTCTAAATTATGTCACGTTCGTTCCATAAAAAAAAGAAAATGCTCTGTTAATTCTTCTAAAATATACTTACATAAACCAAAAATAAAAGAACCCATTATAAAAATTGAAGATTCTGAAGGTTCTGATGAACGACAAGATTTTTTTGAACCATACGTAAACTCTAGAAAAAGACAAAGAAGTAATGCTATAGTAGAATAAAAATTCTAACGCATTAAATATATTTAAAAAAATGATTTTATTATTTATAATGAACAGTAAAATTTTTTAATTAATAAATTTCTAATGGATGTAAACCCTAGTATTTTAAGTGCAATTCGATTACATGATTTATGTTTTATTCAACAACATATTCATGAGTGCACCATACAAGATAAATTAATTTTATGGATGGTGAAAAATAAACATTTTTCAAATATTATTTTTCATTATTTACATCACATTTTACATTTTGATCTAAATGGGGTAGATAGTCGTGGAAAAACAGCACTTTATTATGCTATTTTAAACAAAGATTATTCACTAGCTAGAAGATTGATTTATTTAGGTGCAGATGTCAATATGGGGTTTCCTATTTTTCTTGTTATTCGCCAAAATCAATATAAACTCCTTGAAGAACTATTATCTCATGGAGGTATTATAGATGTTCATAATATTTTTGGTATGAACCCAATCGAAGAAGCTGGATCATTACAATATAATAATATAGTCCATTTACTTACACAATAATATAAGATTATATGAAAAAATTCATATTATTGATTGAATAATATGAATGTTCACTATTTTATAAAAATGAAATAAGACTCGTTATTTACAATATTTATTGATATTATTTAATATTATTTGATTTTATTTTATTTAAATATTGAATTATTTTTCCTATATCATTATTTTCTTTTTTACGAAATAAAAGCATTTTTCGGTATACTTCTTCATAATTTAGTGTTTGTTTTATATGTAAATACATATCATATATATCTTTATCTTGATTACAAAAATAAATATTATAATCTGTAAACTCCTTCATCTCTTCTTGATTGACAACACTGCTAATAACAATACCCCCGTTATATAAAATAGGTACAATGCGCATTATTTCCAAGCATTTATTTTCTTTTATTCGGTGCAGGTTTACAAAAAATAAATGTTTTTTAAGTAATGTTGCCCAGGAATCTTTTGTCCAAGCATCGTCGATGATTTTTACATTTTTAAAAGATGGACTACACAATATATTTTTACGATACTCATTCATTTTTCCAATAAAAAGTAAAGAAGAAGCATCTTTTTCTTGTAAATCTTGTGCACTATTTATGTTTGTAAAATTTAAATAATAGTGATCAATTGGATAAAATCGGACCATTGGAAATTGGTTCGTAAAAAGTTTACAATTTTCTTGGGAATATGTAAAAATTAAATTGGGTCTTAGTTTCCGAATTTGAGTTTGATACAATTGTTTATCGATTAAAAATTGAATCGGTTCCGTAATATACAATATTTTATATTTTTGCTGGCTTAAAAATTGAAATTCTTTCTGAATTTTTAGATTATCTAATAGAAAGTAAAAATTTAAAAAAAGTAAATAAATATGATCCTGTTTATCTTGTATAATAGTGTGAGTTTCTTGGATTTCATGAATTTCCTGTACAGGAATGGAATGGGATTGTAATTGTTGTTTGATCATTTCAATTAAAAATAAATGATTTTGTGTTTTAGGATTATATATAAATAACATAGTGTATTAATAGATAAGATTTACTATTATAAAATAGAATTAAAAATAGAATTTCCAACTCATGGTAGATAGTGAATCATACACATGGCTGAAAAAAAGGAGTGGATTTACTAAATAATAAAGCAAAACTTCATTAAAATTTGCGTTGCATATATTTTTTTGATAATCTGTTAAGACAATAGAAGTATGAATAATTTCGTTTGTAATGTCATTCATTTTATATTATTTATAATCGTGTTTCTTTATATTTATTTTTTTTACTTATTACTCTAAAATTTTGTCGTTCAATAAATGATTTTCTTGTGTATATTTTAAAATATCATTTTGAATAATATGACGATTATATTGAGTTTCTTTCCATAGAGCATCGGGTTCTTGGAAAACATTAAAACACCCTTTATGTTTTAAAAACAAAATGGATTCTTCTTTATTTTTAATATAACTCAGAGATATACCTTCATCATGAAATTTAGCATTTTTCACATTTTCAATAATTTGAAAATGGTAATCTAAAAAGTCTTTCATTGATTTCTGAACAATGATAGCAAATCCATAAAATCCTCCAAGGCCTGATCCTCTTTTTATTGGATTATTTTTATTTTCTTTGACTTCATACATGTCTAATTCTTCTTCCTGAATATCATAATAATAAGATTGAAAAAATAAATTCCATTCTCCAGACAAAAATTTAGTATCTGGAAAAGATGCGTGAGCTATTTTAAAATGTTGTACTAAATATTTATTATATTTGCGATCATCATCAATAACAATCATAATATTATTTTGTAATTCTTCATATTTATGTATTAATGGACCAATATATTTTGATCCAGGTCCATAATCTTTTTCTAAATAAATAATTTCAATTTTATCATATTTTTCCAATTGCTGAATAATAGTAGGATGCACGGTTTCTTCAAATCGCAAGTAATTTTTAGGAATGGATATATAAATTTTTTCTATGGTTTCTGTTTGTGTTTGAAGTAAATATTCTAAATTATTTTTTAGAATTTCTACATTGTTTGCTCGACTTGGAATAGTTGTCAAACAAACAAACACTTTTTTTTCTTTTAATTGTATTTTCTTTTTTATTTCATTTTTAGATGAAGAACCAATATAAATAATTTGCTGTTTTTTAGTAATTTTATGAAAAAAATATAAATAAATAACCTCTTGCCACCCTTCTTTTTTTTCTGGTGAAATCTTTTTTAACTGTACTTCTTGATTTTCTTCACAAAAAGTTAGTTCAAATTTTATATGCTTAGATAAAAGAGTATTTTTTGGTTGCATAAAAATAATATACTCTTGCGACTCAAATATATAAGAATGAGCAGGATTCATTATTATATAAATCAAAAAATAAATAAAAAAATAAACATATACTATTCAAAATAGGTAAATAATTATGTGAACCAAATACCTTCCGAATTATTCGTTTTTAATCCAACTTGATTTATTGTAAATGGGTCGGGTATTTTCATCTGAATTAATGGTATATTTTTATTTATATATACTTGGAACATGTCTTTTTCTATCTTGATTTTATATTCAATAGAACGAGTTGAAGAAATAATATTAGGAATACGATAGTTAAAAATATTTTTTAGATTATAAAAGATATTTGTCACATTTGGTTTAATCATAAATTCAATTTTATTTACTTTATCTACAAATTCAAGTTCAAAATTATTTCCCCGAAAATAAAAGGAGATTTCATTTTTATTAGGTATAATGCGATCATATACAAAATCATTTAGACTTGAAGTAAAAAATATATTTTTTGATAATGATTCACTGGACTTACATTTAACGGATAATCTTAATAATAAATTATAAATATATTCATGAATATTATCTTGATGGAAAATATATTTTGCTTTTTGATAGGCATTTAATGCAACTTGCTTACAATCTTCTTTCGTTATAATATGATTGATTTTATCTTTAATTTCTTGATAAGTAGTTTTATTATTATACATTATTTCAAAATAATCTTCATTTACATTAAAATATTTTTGATAATATTCCTCATTAAATGTATCTTCATTTTTTAATATAATGACACATGATTTTGTTAAAAACATATAATTCAATCGATTAGAGTACAAGTTATCATCAATACATAATAAATATTTGTAATTTACAAGCTCCTCTACAAAATATGATTTTGATTGATTCTGATTTTTAATATTAATTTCCATATTCGATTCTTTTTGAAATAAATTTACCAATGGATTTAAACTATAACCAGACCAAAATATTTTTTCTTTACGATTTTCCCATGGATATTCTTTATTTGTCATATAATCATAAATTTGATGATAATTGCCATTATTTAATTCTTTCCAATGTTGAAAAGTAAAAGAAGGAAATAAATGATTGGTCTCGTTTTTCTTTTTATAGAATGAGAGAATAAAAGGATACTGATAAAATTGAGGTTCTAATTCATCACCAGTATAAATCATGAAAGTATTATCTCCTAATGGATTGGATTTATGAGTTTGAAAGATAAGATCAATGACACTTTGATTACGACTTTCCATTCCCTTTTTCTCTAAATAATGAATTGTTCCTTGTTTAATTTGGAATAAAACAACGGAATCTTTCATCATACCGAAAACTTTATTAATATCATTATAATCAAATTCATTAATATTATTTTCTTTTAAATTTTGAATAATGCTATCTAATTTTTCTTTTAATAAATTATCTTCATTACTTGTTTCTTTCTCTATTTTTACTAATGAAGTTGATTGAAAATTTTCTTCAATAGAGTTAATAATATTTTTTGAATCTTCTAATAAACCATCAATATAAGAAATTGATTTTTGATTACTTAATTCATTACTTGAGTTGGTTTTTTTTTTTATATTTTTCTTAATATTTTTTTCTGGAACAGATTCTTTTTTAATTTCTGCTGGTGCTTCTACACTTTGGTCTTGTTTTATTTCTGGATCACTTTCCTTATTTAATTCAGATGGTTCAAGTATTATTTCTTCAGAAGAAGGGGCATCCATTTTTTCATCCGACTTATTCTCAGTAGTCTCTTGCTTTTCTATATTATCTTCTTTCGTTAATTCTTCAATATTATCATTTTTCTCTAGATCTTCTGAAATAGCTTCTTCATTTTTTTCATCAAGTTGTTGATCAGAAATTAATTCTTCAGAGATGGCTTCTTCTTTTTTTTCAGATTCTTGGGGTACTATATCTTCAGTTAATATTTCTTTATTTATTATTTCTTTCTCTGAGGCTTCTTCTTTCACAACTTCTTCTTTTACTTCAGATTCTTGGGGCACTACATCTTCTGTTAATATTTCTTTATTTATTATTTCCTCCTCTGATGCTTCTTCTTTCACAACTTCTTCTTTTACTTCTTCTTTCACTTCTGATGTTTTTTTTTTACGAGGAGCAGCTTTTTTTTTAGGAGTAGGCGTGGTTTCTTCAGTAGTTGCTTCTACTTTTTTAGCTCTTGGCTTACGTGTAGTTGTTTTTTTAGCTTCAGTAGATTTTACCATAGATACTATAATATGAGTTTTAATTTTTTTTTTATATTTTTAAACTAATAAAATTAGGTTTAAAAAAATTGTTTTTTATCCAATTTAGTATAAAGATGAATGTCATAAAAGAAAAATATTCTATAATTGTTGCACGATATAATGAAAATATAAATTGGTTATTACCTTATAAAGATATTTGCTATATTTATAATAAAGGGAAACAAGATATTTTGGGACATTTATTTCATATTATAAATTTACCTAATTATGGTAGAGAAAGTCATACTTACTTATATCATATTATTCAAAATTATGATCGTTTAACTGAATATAATATTTTTTTCCAAGGAAAAATACAAGATCATATGATTTTAAATGTAGAAGATTATTTTGGAGAAAAAGATTTCATTGCTTTTACAAAAAAAGAAACTATTCAAAATTTTAAAAACCCCATTGCTCATTTTGGAAAATGGAAAAATGATCTTATTCATGGAAAAATGACTCCTTCTCCTTTTATTTTATATGACTGGCTTACGAAATTATGCGGAATTAAAATAGATGAATCTGTCCAATTTCTTCCTGTTGCTTGGGGAGCTATTTTTTCAGTTTCACGGAAATTAATACATCAAAAACCAAAAGAATTTTATGAATACTTATATCGTTATTTAAATTACAATGATAATCCAGAAGAAGGACATTTCTTTGAAAGATCATGGTATACTTTATTTCATAATCCTGTTATTCCTAAAAAATATATCTATGTTATTCCCTTAAATAAATCTACAATTTCTTCAAAAGTAGAAGAGATTATTTCTCAAATAATTAAAAAAAATGAACATGAACATGAGATTGATCAAATTCATTATTGGCATCCCTATCAATTACAAACTATTTATCATCCTGAAAAACTAAATCATATATCATCTTGTAAATTTATTACTCTTCAGAATATTTTTCAATCATTATTTCATCTTGAACTTGAATTAAAAGAATCATTTTCTATTAAATTAAATATAAACGATGATGTTCATTACGAATTTATATTGGATATACAAAAGGGACTAACTATTTTTATGAATTATAGTATGATTTTTCAGAAACAAATTAATCCTATTTCTGGAAAAAATATTCAGTTCACCATTCAGAACGATATTTCGAAAGATAAAAATATACTTATTTTACTAGATCACCAAGAAGTATTTTCTTTTACAAATAAAAATATTCACTTTGATAAAATTTTTATAAGAAGTTCAATGAATCATCAAGTATTTCAAATTCGAAATAAAATAAATAATGAAGAAAATAAGAATGAAGAAGATAAGAATGAAGAAGATAAGAATGAAGAAGAAGATAAAGAAGAAGATAAGAATGAAGAAGATAAGAATGAAGAAGATAAGAATGAAGAAGTTAAGAATGAAGTAGAAGATAAAGAAGAAGATATTGAATTAAATAAAATACCACAAAAATATTTTATGTATGAAACACAAAAACAAGAAATAGATATATATTATAAATATAACTATTTAGAACATTATGTAATAAATATAGAAATCCAAGATTATCTAGAACAGATTATATAATCAATGAATTAATTTGGATTCTGGAATATCAGACTTATTTTCTTTTTCATCTAATAACATAACCCCCATTGCTGAATAATTATGTAAATCCATTAATGTGTCTCGAATAGACTCATCATCTACCATGGTAATACCATTTTTAGTAATCGACAATGCTCTTTGTATTTTATCTTCAATACGCATTAACACTCCAATGACACCAAATTTAGCAAAAGCATCACCATAATCTTGATTTTTTTTCTTAAACATTTCTAATGCTCCTTTCTGCACATTTTCCATTTGTTCTACACGATTCATTTTATATTTTATTTTTATATTATAATATTGTTAAATGAACTATATTATAATTAAAAACGTTTTTATATTTTTCAAAATTAATTGATAGTTTATTGATATTTTATTTATATTTTATATAAATTAATTGATTCACAAATAATACTTTATTATTTTGTGTAATCGACTTATAAAAATCATAATCACCTCCATATTTAAGCTTCCAGAATCCTTGCTTATTTATTTTATTGGGAATTACACCTGATTGCGTACTAATATTCATTAATTGAATATTTTTTTCTTTCCAAATAATCTCATTATTTTCTGTTTTTATTTTAAATATATAAATTGTATCTTCATGAATACATATTTTTCGAAATTTATAAAAAGTTCCTGGAACAATCATATCATCATCATCACAATGATAAATAAAATCCCCTTTTAATTCCTGATGTTTATTTCGTATTCCATGACCCCAAAATCCTAAATTTTTTTCTTCAATAATTAATTGAAATGTACATTGAAAATTATTTTGAATATATTTCTCAATAATATCATAATTATTATTTGTTCCATCAAATACAATGGTCAGAAAGTCTTGCTTTTCTAATTCTTCTTTTAAACTTTCTAACATACGAAAGATAGATTGTTTTCCAATAGTTGCAATAAGTACATGAAATGTTTTGGGAGTTTTATATTTATTATGATAATGTCTTCCTAAATAGCGTCCTTCATAAATATAATTTTTTTCATATTCTTCTTGAGCTCGTAATCCATGTATATATAAAAAAGGATTTAATTCTTTATAAGATTTCCAGTCAAAATCATTATATTCTTGAATGGAATATGACTCCATATGCTTAATGTATATTATGGAAATTAAATAAAATATTTAACCGTAAGAAGGGGAGATTATTTTTTTTGAAAGATTACAATTTCAATCGGATAGGGAATATAGCCTGTTTTATTTGTACAATAAAAATATTGATTATCATATTTTTCAATAATAAATTTTGCTAATTGTTTTGTTTTTGTATTTATTATATTCCACGTAGAAGTTGTATTTTTTTGATATAATTTATCTACAAAGTTATTTTTAACATAATAGAGTTCATTTAATTTAGGTTGATATTCTTGAAGATCATATTCATCGATAGTTGGACAACGCTCTATTTTAGAAGTATTTTTTAAGCTAAATACATCATTGATATAGGTCACATAAAAAAAAGATCCAACATCTAAATCATTGCCTCTTTTTCTTTTTCGTCTATCAAAAAAGAAAAAAGAAAAAATATAATTTATTGGTAAAGTTGGAAGATAAAATATTGTGAAGTAAATAAATATATATAATATTTCAAAATAATATATCATTGCTGGTTTATTCTAATTTATTCTATAAATAATATAGTACTTATCCTTTTATATTTTTATGATAATTTTTATTGAGAAAATTATCATAAAAATATAATCATCATAAAAATATAATTATAGTATTTTTTAGTATCAAAAATGAAACCGATTATTATATATAATTGTTTATTTACACAATTAATGGATTTAGATGGGCTAGTTTTATTTCCTTTTATTTTGATTAGTACCAAAGAAGAAGAAACATTACCATCAGTTATGAAACATGAATTAACTCATGTGCGTCAAATTTATAGGGAAGGATTCTTTTCTTTTTATTTTCAATATGGATACATGATGATGAAAAATAGTTTCTATTGTACGAATGATTCTTTATTTAGTAATAATTCTTTTGAAGACGAAGCTTATGAAATTGAAGATGAACCATTAACTCAAGAAGATAAATTATTAAGTAATTGGAAGGGTCCAGACCATGATGATGATTTTTATAAAACTAAATAAAATATTAAGACTCATTTTTCTTGAATTTGATAAAGTGTAATTTGTTCTGTTCGACAATAAGGACATTTCATAGGGTAGGTTATTTTATAATATTGATTCATACAATCATAACAAGTTTGATGATTACAAGAAGTAATAATTGTACTTTTTTCACTCATACAAATATAACATTCTTTTACTTCATTTTCTAAAGATTGAAATTCAGTTAATTCTAATTTTTTATCTACTTGATAAGAAGTTATTTCTTTATATCCATATTGATTTTCGACGACAAAAGTATATCTTTTGGGATAAATTGATTTGATCCAATGACACACATTTATTTTACTATTTTTAGCTGCTTCAATAAAGGATGCATCACTATCTACCGTTAAATCAACATTATCAAATGTATTATATAACCATTTTGCAACCTCTAAATGTCCATTCTTACAAGCTCCTATTAATCCATGTTTTAAAATAGCATCAGGATGTATATTATTCCCACGATGATGATATAACCATTTTACAATATTTATTTTTCCATTTATACAAGAAGAATAAAACATTTCATCTTGCTGAACAGATAAATCAATGGATGGTTTGATTTTATATAAAAATTTTACAACAAGTAAATTACCATATTTACAAGCTCTTTTCATAGCTTCTTCTTCATTGTTTGAAATATCAATATTTATATTATGATGTAATAACATTTTCACCATATTCACATTACCACTTGCACAAGCTAATTTAAAAGCTTCTTCATTATTTGCTGAAATTTCGATAGAATGTTCATTTAATAAATATTGCGCACAATCTTTATAATTAAATTCAATCATTAATTCAAAAAAATCATTATTATATAAATTTCTAAAATAGTCTGCATCGAAAGAATATAGAAATTTTATTATATTTAACATAGTTGATGATATTTGATAGTCATTATACGAATTTTCCATATCTTCCAGTAATTGTCTAAAAAAAGAAAGATTTAATTTTTGTAAAAAATTAGGTATTTTACGATGAAAGAATTTAACTTTATCTTCAAAAAAATTAAAAAATATAGACGTTAGTTCAATATCTTCTTCAGGAAAATCGGAATAGATATCTTCCAAATAATATTCTACAAAAGGAGCTTTACATTGTGCAATAATATGATTCAATACTAGTTTTTTATTTTCTATAAATACTTGTTTTTGTTCTAAATCATCATCAAATGTAGAAACGGGTATAGTTAAAGTTTCTTTAAATTGATAAATGTGATTATAATATTCAATTTTACAGGTAATTAATAATAAAAATAACATTTCTTGATGCTTTGCTGCATAAGGTAATAAATTCACGAATTGAAAATAATTATTGATTTTATCATTAATGGAGAAAATATCAATATGAAACCATCTATTTTTCATTTGATCAATAATTTCAATTAATTTTTCATCTGGAATCGTTAATTTATTTTTCTGCAATTCTAAATAACACCATGAAGTAATTTCAACATTGTGAGATTGAATACATTTTAAAATAATAGAAACTAAAAAAGATGTCAATATTTTTTTATTTTTTTTTTGTATTAAATTTTTTACATTTATTTTTAATAAGGATACATTATCTTGCTGATGAATATGATTGATAATAGCTACTGTAAATTTTTTTAAATTTATATTTTTTTTATGATTTATAAAAAAGTTAATATGATCAAATTTATCTGTATTTAAAAGAGCACTAAATAGTTTGTATATTTCTTTTTCAAATTCTTTGGCATTTAAAAAATGAACTAATTGTTCTTCAAAGCAAGGTATTTTACAAAATGAATAAATACTTTCTAAATTCCCATCAATAAACAACTTAATCATATTTTCTGTATCAAAAACTGTCTGAACTTTTTCCTTTGTTAATTGAATTACATTATATTTTAATAACTGGGGAACAAATTCTTTATCATAATTTTCTTGTAATAATAAATACATTAAATTAGTTGGTTTATTCACGAATTCTCGTACAATTTCTAAATTGGTTTCTTCTTCTAGAAAGGAAAACTGCTTTCCTAAATGAAGAAACCTAAACAAATTATCTAAATTATTTATATTGGTAATAAATTTATGTATAATTGTATTTTGTTCAGGATATTTTTGATAATATTTTATTAAAAATTCATAGTAAATCGTCTGTTTATCTTGATTTACTTCATCATTAATTAATTTATTTATTTTTGAAAAAGGTAAAATAGTCGTTTCTATTTTTAAGAAATCTAAAATTTCAAATAAATTATGCTTTCCTCCTTTGTAAATATGTTTTTTTATATATATTTCAAATAATTTAATTATTTCTTTTTTTTGCTTATTTTTAATAGATTTTGGATCTAATAAATTTAAATAATATTTAATATGATCTTTTGCAAAATGTTCAATGCTTAGAAACATTAATTTAACAATAAATAAAGTATCTTTCTTCATAATTTCATAAGTATTTATAAAATAATTAGCTATTTCAAAAATATTTGCTTCTTGATCACAAAAATTTAATTTAATAAAATCTTCAATACGATGAAGTGAGGATGTGCCATATATAAGACACACAATAGCATTCATTATTTCTGAAATATTTATAAATTTTGATTCTAGATTTATTACCTTAATAATATACAATTTTTGATATTGAATAGCTTTTAGCAATAAAGAATAACTCGATAATTCGTGTTCAATATATAAACGAAAATATTCAAAAATTGGTTGGGAAAAATCAAACAAAAAATATTCTAAATAATTACGATATATATATGTAGATTGAATTTCTAATTCTTGAATAAAAGAATGCTTGGGATATATATTTAAGCTAAAAAAATAATCAAGTAGTTGTATATTTTCACTGTACATAGCACTTAAAATATAACCACCAAGTTCATTTTCTAAGTAGGATTTATTTAAATATGGAATAAGAAATGAAATATTTCTAGCAATGATTTGTTTATTATTTTTATTTTTATCTTCCAGTAATTCACGAATCATCGTATTTACAGTTTCATCAACTAATTTTTTATCTTGCGTTTTTGATAAAAAATATTGAATTATTTCTTGATATTTTTCGATAGAAATTTGATTATTTTTTGAAATTTTTTTCATACATGAAAAGAAATCAATATTACAATGAATTAAATAATATTCTAAGGATATATAGTGATATATTTTTTGTTTTTTATACAGATTATTGAATTTTTGTTTTAAGTCTGAGTCAATGACTTGATGAAAATATAAATATATTTTTTGATAGTCAAATAAGTATTCTGGATTATCCAATAAATAAGATATAACAACATTATTATTTATTTTACAAGCTTCTATAAGATAATTATCATATAGTACATGATTTTGTTGATTTTCAATAGTATGATTAAGCCATCCAAATAAAATAGTGAATAATTCTATTTTATTTGATGAAATTACATTCATAATTAAACAATGAATACTAAATAAAGGTTCTTGTTGTTTTCGTTCTTTATATAAAAATTGAACTACATCTACTTTTTCAATTACACATGCTTCATATAAAAATGAATCTTCAGCAAATAATAAATCAATATGCGAATGTTGTTGATAAAAATTTGTAATTTCAGACAATTCTTTTGTCTTAACTAATTCTAAAAATTCGGAATGAATATTCATTCTTGTGTTCCTACTTTACTATGTACTTATTCTTTTAAGTGTGATTTATTTGAATTGTTAAAAGAATTTATGGTCATTTTATAATTTATTTTACTTATTTTTCATTTATTTTACCTATTTTTATATCTATAGTACTCATTATTTTATCTATTTTTTTATCTTTTACTATGAATATGTAATTATTTTTTTTATTGTTCAAAAAAAAATATTTTTTATTTTTTTATTGATAAAATCTTCTATATATTTTTTTAAATAAAAAAGAAAAAATAATTTTTATTTTTCTAGAAATTTAAAAATAAAAAGAATCATCCCAAGTATTTACTTATACAATGAACTCATTAATTCTACAACGTTTTTATGATGCCTATGATTTACTTTTGAAAAATCAGGCAGAAACAAAATACCAGGGTGTAAATTGGACACCTCATCCGATGAAAGAACTACCTACTTATAACCAGCACTTTAATTTTGATTGTTATGGAATGTTTTTTTCATGGATATTTCGTCACAAATTGGAATATATTAAACATGATCTTTTACTTTTATGGAATAATGAAGCTAAAAGTAAAAATTATAGTACAAAATATGGTGATATTCTATGGCTTGCTTATTTAATGGCTGATAACATGCAGAAACAATATTTAAAACAGCATGTATTTCCAAGTTGGAATGATCATTATCGAAAAGGAAATGTAAATTTTATGGAACAATTAAGTTGTACATTTCGAAATATAAATATAAATAATGAAAAAATACAGCCTGGAGACATTATAATTTGGTGTAATTATTTTCAAAATAAGCCTTATCAAAAATATGGGCATATAGTTATTGTTCTAGAACATCCAAAATTTATTTCAAAGGAAAAATGTATCATTAAATGCGGTGAAACTACAAATGAAGGGCTCAAAAAAGGGCTGCAAATGAAGGATCGATTTTTTACGCAAAAGGGTCAGTCACTTTTTTATCGAAATAAATTGGCAATTATAGCAAGGATTTTTTAATTTTATTTTTTTACTATTTTATATCGTATTTTGTACATATAAATTAATATAATTAAAAATATTTTTTACCGTCATTTTTTTTGCGTAAATTTCTTATCCTCGCAGGATAAGTTTTTTACGCAATTTTTAAACGGTAGTTCTTCTGAAAAGTACTTTCAAAAACACATGTTTCGGGAAAAAGTACCGAGAAAAAATTGCGTAAGAAATTTATCCTGAGGATTCGTTTTTTATGCAAGGATTTTCTGCGTAAAAATCTTATCCTTTGCGTAAAAATCTTATCCTGAGAAATTTTCCAATTTTTTGAATAGTAAGGTTTTTTTGGAAACTTTTTTTTTTGATCAAAAATCTTAAAAATCCTCCCGGCACGGTCTCTGCGTAAGCGGTTTTTACCAAGCGTTTTTTCAAAAAATTTTTTTTTTCCAAATTTTAGAACAATAAAATGTTCATTTTATTTTTACAGGACCGTTTAAAAAATTTATCCTGAGGGTCAAAACACAAAACTGCAGGATTAGTTTTTTTTTAACAAGATTTTTTCTATTTTTTTTATTTTTATTTGGTAAATCCTTTTATAAATTTAAAAATTTCTATTTTGCAAGTACCTCAAAAAATTACGCAACAAAAAAAAACGTTAATTTTATATTTTATTTTTAAAAATGTAAAATTAAAAAAAAAAAAATTTTGAAATTTTAAAATAAAATATTAAAATAAGTGTTTTTTTTCTCTGCGTAAATCGTTGAGCCGGACGCAAAATAATTTTTTTGCAATTTGTAAAAGGATTATTTGTTTATTTTATAAAAAATGTAAAAAAATAATGGTAAAAAAAAACTAATCCTGCAGTTTTTTTTTTTGACCCAAAAATTGCATTTTTCTCCCGAAAAATTTTGGCGTAATTTTATTTTTTTCAGAAGGATTTATTGTTTGAAAATATTTTTTTATCAAAAAAATTTGGTATTTTTTTTCGAAGTTTTACCGTGGGTATGGATGAATTTTTATTTTTTATAAAAAAAATAAAAGTACCAAAAAATCCTCCCTGTTAAAAATGGCCATTTTTTGCAGGATAAGATTTTTACGCAAAAAATTCTGAGGTTAGTGAAATTAACAATAACCGGGAGGAATTGGTTAAAAGTTGAAATTTTTGTTGCGAAATCCTTCTGAAAAAAATGACAAAAAAAATCACTCTCAAAATACAGTTATGTAACGGGATAGTGATTTTAAAGAGTAAAAAGTAGATAACGTATCAGATTTTTATCTTTTTTTGTGAAAAAAAATTGGAAATTTTTCATAACCGGTCATATGTAGCGGGTTTGCATTTTTTCCGAAAAAAAGTGAATAACGTATCAGATTTTTACTTTTTTTCTGAAAAAAAATTGGAAATTTTTCATAACCGGTCATATGTAGCGGGTTTGCATTTTTTCCGAAAAAAAGTAAATTATGTATCGGATTTTTCCTT